ACTACACCTGCAGTGATATAATATCCTAGAGATTTGTATACATATCCTTGTCTAAGAATTCTAGATTGAAATATATCTCTGTATTTTCTTTTAGTTTGTTTAGCTATTTTTCTAAGAGATATTAGTTTAACTACAGTATCTACAAAGATTATAAACATTAAAACAAGAACCATAATTTCAATTGGTGCAAAGAAAGAAGAGACTGCCAAGATTCCTAAAGTTATATTTGTTTTCATATTGTAGGTATTTGAGCTTTAATCAGACGGTATATAATATATAATATAATAATTATTAACCATATACCACCCAACCATGCTAGGAAGTTGACCCAACCTGGGATGTATTTTATCTTTTGTGGCTTTTGAGTTTTTGTTACTAATCTAGTTTTATAAATAGTATTACCTCTTACAGTTCTGTAGATAGTATCTACGCGGGCAATTACTTTATATTTATTATCTCTAACTCTTGATTGTAACTTAATAATAGTTCCATCTTTCTCTGCTAGTCTAGAGGCATATACATTACCTAATGAATCACAGAATAATGTATCTTCTATATATACAGTTTCTCCCGGGATATTAATAGTAGTATCTCTAATTTGTGTTATAGTAACTATACTATCTTTCTGAGTACAAAGCGGGCAGTATTTTTCAAGTCTTCTTTCTAATGAACAAGAACTGATAAACATTAACAGTAAAGAAACTATAAATAAATTTTTCATTATGCGCCAAATGTTCTTATGTCATACTTAATTACAAATCTCAATGTGCCATTTCCAAGAGTAGGATTAACATCCCCCCATGTTCTTAATACAATAGGTTTATTTATCCATGTACCATTAAATTGATAGTTAACAGAATTAGCTGTATCAAGAGCACCCTCAAAATGTGTAAAGTGCATTGCTTTATTTCCAGCAGTTGTCATAAATCCTTTTTGCATAAACATGTTTCCTGTAGCACTTGGATTAATAAAGATATATGGATTGGCACCTGTACCAATAGTATAAGGTGTTCCATTATCTGTAAACTCCATGGCAACTGAATAAATAGCATAATATTGATTTGCTCCTGGTGCAGGTAAAATTACTGCAGGACTTGATCCAGTACTTAAAATTTGAGCAGCAGATAAATTTACAACAGTTTCTGTTACACTGCTCCCACCACCACTTAATTGTATTAACGTACTCATTTGAATTAATATATTTTATTTATAGTTTATCTACTTATTTCTTCCCAATCTACAGAAACATATCCACCTAAAGTTCCTCCTATAGTATCAATAGCCATTTCAACTACTAATTCAAAAGGAGTTCCTGTAAAAGTATTTCTTTCAAGTTGAGTTGCAAATAAAGCTTCTTTTAATATGTTAATACTTGGAGAACCTTGGTTAGAAGAGTTTACATACCCCTGTGCTAACACCCTACCTCCAGCAGCAGATGTACCTGTTAAGTTATATGCAACAGCAGAATCAACCCCAACAGGAGTCCATAAACCACCAGTTATAGTTGCAGATTGAACAACTCTCCAAGCATAGTTTTTACCATTACCTAAACCTAATATAGACGCAGCAGTAAGTATTACAATTGCATCTAGTTTAGTTGGCACAAGTCTTAACCCTACAATAGGATAATAAGTTCCTGCTGCAGCAAATGTTCTTGGAGTAAGTATTGGTGTACCAACAGCTTGTTGTGCCCCTCTTAACTCATATCCTCCCTCTGATATTACAGAAGAACAAACTTGTTTTAATGTGGTTGCTGTTGCAGTTGATGCATTAAGTATCTCGTATCTTAATGGTAATGAAGCTGTAGTAATATAAGTAGAAGTAATTAAGTTAGCATGATTAAATCTATGACAAACTATAAAGTTTCCATCTATTATAAACCCTATTCTTACTGTGCCTTCACCTAACCACTCAATATCCATAAATAGAATCTGAGCTTTACTAATATCTAAAGTTATTCCTGATGGTCCATTACCATCCATTGTATCAGCATTCCAAGAAGCTTGATCTACAACAGTTTCAGTTACAACACCTGTAACCAAACTTCTTTCTACAAAACTTAAAGTGTTGTCTCTTAATTGAATATATATACCATTTTCTGTTCCAAAATAACCCACTCTTTGTCTTAGGTTAGTTTGAGCTGGAGCCATCACAAAGGTATTCATAACCAACAAAGACTTACCTGGTTGATAAGAAAATACCTTTGCTGTTTCTCTTAGTACTTCAGATCCAGCTGTGCCAGTTACATTTAGATTTACTAATCCTTCATTTGGACTAAATACTGCAGTACCTCCACTTGTTGTAGAAGTATTCCATAAACCATTATCTCTATATCTATGAGATGAATCAAATAATGTTAATGGTTGTGCTGTTCTAATTCTACCAAATGCATCTGTGAGCATTGGGTATTGGGTAAGAATATCATTAGAACCTGAACCCCCAGCTATGGAAACTATAGTACCCATAGTTTATGATATCCAAGTAATTAAAAATGTAGTACCTGTTGCATCATAAGTAATACCACTTAGAGAGTTATTCTTATCAGGAGCAAAATTTACAGTTGTTCCTGCAGGTAATGTAACACCATTAACTGTTCCAGAAGCAGCTCCAACATTGGCTATTGAAAAACCATATGTTACTGATATAGCTCCAGCACCAATATCAGAAAGAATTACAGGTGTTCTTGTTGCTACTACACTACTTCCTACTAAAAAATCATAAATTTTTTGTAGACCTTCAAGTACTTTCAATTGCCAAGGAAAATTATTTCCCTTGTTTCCGTAGTCTTTTAAATTTCCTATTGACATAATTAGTATTTTATATGTTATTGAGGATTAATGATTAAGAAATGAATGTTTAATGGTTGATCCAATGGGCCAGAAGTATCTGGATTTCTAATAATAATCCTTGCAGAATTACCCAGTGCATTAATTTCTGAAGATACTACTGGAGTACCTGACCCAACAGCTGGATAATTAACACTTAAAAGCAAAATTGAATTTGCTTGTATATTTGTATTATTTAATATAAATACATCCGGTGTACCTGGTGCAGTACCTGCATTTACTGTATTAATAACTCCGGCATGTGTATTCAAAGTAACAGCTGTTGTAATAGAAGTTAACTGAGTTACAGTACCTGTATTATACAAAGATTGTAACGGTGCTGCATTTACTGCTAATGGTAACCAAGCATCATCTCTAGTTACATCTCTAGACCCAATTGCTAAAAGATTAGGTACATCTGTTGGTAAAGTGGTTCTATAATTACCCGCTTTAATCCATGATATAAAATTTAAAATATCCATTTTACTTTGTTTTATATATAATTATTAATTTAAATTCTTGCTACTGAAAGAAATCTAGCTCCAATAGAAGATGTTCCTCCAACGGATTCTACAGTAACTACAATGTATGTGTTAAGTGACCAGTTTATAGTTCCAAATGACAAAGCATTTTCAAAAATTCCAGAATTGTATGTTGCTCCAGCATTACTTCCAATACCTGAATCAGAGAATGCTTCATTTGGATCTGTACCATTATTTAAAAACTGGCAAAGATTATTAGTAAACCAAATATCTCTTTCAATTTTTACAACTCTTTGATTTACACCTGATGTTGCAGTACTTGTATTTGCAATAAGAGTTGCGCCAGTAGCATTAAAAACAGTTCCTTGAAAAGGGGCTGTATTAGTTATATAAACTTTTGTGTTTAAAGTTGTTGCTGCTGCTACTTTTTGTAATGCAGTTTTTATGCAAAAAATAGGCCAAGAACTATTATTATACGTGTTACCAGGTATTGTACTAAATGTAACTACTATATCAGATCCTGGTGCTACAGAAACTAATCCTGAAGGTACAATACTAAAACTTGGTGTAGCAGTTCCAGATGGACCTACTGGACCTTGAATACCTTGAGGACCTTGAGGACCAGTTGCACCTTGAGAAGCTAACAATGCCCAGTTAACTGTATCTGTAGCAGGATCTGTAGGAGAAGGCCCTACTGGATTAATACAAAAATAGGATGCCCCACCAAAACCTACTGCATCATTAGCTACATAAGTACCTGCTGCTGACCATGCACCTTGCCAATTAAGACCTGCTGGTCCTACTGGTCCTGGTACACCTTGTGGGCCTATTGGGCCTTGTGCGCCAGCAGGTATGTTTGCTGCAACTTGTGTTGTAAAATTTTGTACTGTAATAGCACCTGTTAAATATTCATCATCTCTTCTATCATCTTGAAGAGCCACAGGTAGTAATGTTTTATTAGGGTCAACAGAATTTACAATTCTACGACCTCTAATCCAAGAAATAAAATTTAAAATATCCATTATTATTTATTATTTATTTTTTAATGTTTCTAGTTCTTCTTTCAAAGATTTAACTTCTGAACTTAAATCTTGAATAGCTTTAACTAATACAGGTAATAATTTACCGTAAGATGCTTCTAGTTTTTCAGGGTTTTCTTCATAAACTAAACCAAGGTAATTTGCATTTGCTTCTTCTTGTGATGCTTTTAAATCCTGAGCAATAAACCCAAAATCTTCTATATCATGCTTACCTTCCTCATTTCTATCATCCCATGTAAACTTAACTGGTTTTAGTTTTTCTACAAACTCTAATCCTACTGGTAGTTCTTCTATTTCTTTTTTGTCTCTTGCATCTGAAAGAGATGTAATTGTAGTAACAGCACAACGTAAAACATTATGAGAGGCATTACCTAAAGTAATAGAATTGTTTGTTGTTGCTGTAGCAGTTTGTGTATCATCACCTAATAAAACATTGTTACTTCCTGTAGTTAAAGTCGCTCCAGAAGAAGTTCCAACAATAACATTGTAACTACCTGTAGTTATAAAACCAGCTGAATTCCCAATACAAACATTTTCTGTTCCATTGTTTTGATATAATGCTTGTTGTCCTATTGCAACATTGTTACTTCCTGTAGTAATAGTATATAATGCAGCTTCTCCAAGTGCGCTATTTGAAGAACCAGTTGTATTATTAAATAAAGCATCCTTGCCTAAACTAGTATTATTACTCCCAGTTGAGTTATTTCTTAATGCATTTGAACCTATTGCTGTATTTGAATTTCCAGTATTTACTGGCATTGCTCTACTACCAACAATGGTAACATTATTACCAGTTGATGTATTTGGTGTAAATGCGGTTCCTCCATAAAGAATGAATCTATTATTAGCATTTATTTCTTTTATTACTACTCCATTGACATTTACATCACTTCCTGACTGCGGAATTATATCATCTACATTTATTTGACTCATGGTATTATTGTTAAAGTTGTTCCTACTGGAATGGTTAAAGTTTTCCCTACGCACATTGCTAGGGGTGTTTTATAAGTTAAATTAGCATTATTTGGTAATGTAATATTTTCATTAATACAACCTACTACTGTAAAACCATTTGCCCAAATAGATGAGGTAACAGCTGGACCTGGAGGTGTAGGAATTTGTGAGATAAAATCTTGAACAGTCATAGTAACTGGTACATAATCATCATCTCTTCTATTAGTTTTTACACCAAGAGGAATAAGTGTTTTTTGTGGATCTACAGTAGAGACAAGTCTACTACCCTTAATCCAACTAATAAAATTTAAGATATCCATTTCTAAATAATTACATACTATATCTATAATATAATGAAAATTATTTAGATAACAAACTAATTAAGATATTATATCTCCAATTTCTAATGTGTCAGAAATGATGTAGGTTGTTTCAGATAACATGTGCATATTATCCTGCTCAATTGCAATTATATTCTCTACAATATTATCTACTATTATTGCTACGCGTATCATTAGAAATATGTTATAATTATACAGTATCCATTACCACCTGTACCACCAGCTCCAGATGCTGCACTATTTGTAGATGCTCCACCACCCCCACCTCCAGCACATATACCACCATTACCACCTCTTCCCCCAGCTATTGTTCCTGCTGCATCTCCTGATGCTCCACCTGCTCCCCCAGATGATAATACAGCAAAGTTTGCATCTGTTAATGAAAATGTACCATTTGCACCAACAGCACCTGCTGCTACTCCACCAGATGTGGTATAAAACAATGTAGCTAAATCCATTTTTCTATTTTGAATAGAAGAACCTGAGTATCTATTATTTGCTGTATCTATTCCACCACCATATACACCACATGTAATTGGTCTAACATTGAACACGTTATTAGTAGTAAAACTACTTGCACTGAATGATCCTGTACCATATGCATTAACACCATATACTCCATAGATAAGCTGTGCTGCTGATTGACCACTACTATTTGCAACGTTAGTTCCACCAAAACCACTTCCCCCACCTGGAGCTATTATTTTAGCAGTTGCTGCATTTCCAGTTCCACCTATGTATGAAGTTCCACCAACACTACCTGCTAAACCATTTGTATTATCTACAGTAACAACACTGGCACCATTGCCTCCAATACCAATCCAAATATTTTCTGTAGCTGATAATACTGAAGCATCCATTTTATTAATTACAACAGAACCAGTAGCTGCGCCACCACCTCCATATCTTCCTGTTGTTGGTGCACCTCTTCTACCAGCACCTCCTCCACCGCCTGCACCAAATAAAAATACCTCTACTAGTTTTGCATTTGCAGGTTTAGTCCATACTCCACTTGATGTAAATGTTTGTATATTGACTGGTGTTCCACCACTACTTGCATAATTAGGAATATTTAATGTAGATCCTACTAATGTTGCTGCTCCACTTGTTCCTGTTGTAGTTAAACTTAATATTGGTTGATAGGTACTAGCTGCTGTAGCAGAAGTAAGGTAAGGTGTTAATGCAGAAGAATTAATATATCCTGCTGGATTTGTTGCATCATAAGGAGTAAAACCCAAAGCACTAGTAACCATAGATCCTGTTATACCTGAGATATATCCATTAGGATTTGTAAGTGGATAATACGTACTTGCTGCTGCTGCTACAGTTAAATAACCTGACAGAGCTGCAGTTGTAATATACCCTGCTGGATTTAAACTTAGTGGATAATACTGTAAGTCATAAGTAGGTAAACCATTACTCCATACTACTCCTGGGTTAGGATAAAATCCAGAAAGATCTCCACCAGCAGCTCCTGTTGGAGGACCACCACCAATAGTCTTTGGCTTACCATCTGGACCATTTACTTGTAATCCACCACCAAATATATTTCCATTATTATCAACTACTTGCATAATCTATACCATATACATAATAAGTTGTTCCTGGGATATTAGAGTATACAACTAATTCATCCCCTTCTTTTAGAGCATATATTAAATCATCAGTTACTGTATCACCAGCTCCTAGTGTTAATTCATACAATGTTTCACTAGTAGCAGATATTGCATCATATCTTTCTAGTGTAAGCACATATGGTAGAGGATTATAAAATCTTAAGTTTGTAATTTTAGTTAATATAACACCATTACTACCTATATAGAGTATAGTGCCTGCTACATTAACTTCTCCTTGCTTAACAATTTCTGCCATACACTAATATACAAAAAAATCCCCAGCTTTGCAACTGGGGACGAGCCTGTTTGTATTAACCTTGGAAACAGAGAGATACAGGCTATAGTAGTAGGCCGATTGCTAGAGAAAGGCTTAACATCAATAGAATACAAATATTTGCAAGTTTAAAATCATCTTCATTAATTACATACTGCTGTGAGATCTTATCATACACAGGTTTGTATAGTATATGTGCTATTGCCCATAACATGGCAATAACAGCAAACATGATTATAACTGCAGCTATTCTCATTATTCCATTTTTAATAGTTTCTCAGACATAAGTAAAGCTCTTGTCAAGTCACCTATAGTCTGATCAAATAATAAACTCTTTACTGGAGATCTATTAAGATTATAGTTCTCTTTAAGATCTTCAGCTAATTTAGAAAATACTTTTCTAAGCTCAATAATTTCTTCAGACTCATTAATCTCTTCTGAGTCTAAACCAACTAAGATATCCCCAAAGGAATAGATCTTAGTTTCTTTAAAAGCTACTTGCTCACTCATAATTTATCAATTCTTCTTTGTAAATATACTAAAGCTTTTTGTAAGTCTTCTTTTTTGTTAGAAGTTTTTTTACCAGCTCGTGCTAAATACTTTATAACATTCCCCAAATAAAAGTCTTCATCTAAACCCCAGGCTTCTAATACATTAAATACTTCATAAGTATTTCCTGCTCCACCATAATACTTAGGTCTATTATAATCTAATACTCTATCTGCATATGGTTTTTCCATAGCATTTATTGTATTATACTTTCTGTACATTTGAGTATTGTACAAGTTCTCTGATTCTTCTGTAAGATTTACCATACTATTGCAATGTCTCTTTCAGCAACCATTAACTTCATTCCATCTTCTAGCTCAACAGCCTCAGATGATTGTAGTCCAATAATACCAATATAGACTTTGCTTCCTACATGTATATTTTCTACTTCATCTCCTACAGCATAAACTTCTAATCTAGTCCATGTCTTTCTCATGTCCATCTCAATAGCAAGTTTATCAGCTTCACTTAATTCAAATGGAGATTCTTTTACTTCTGGTTTATTTAATAAAACCCGTTTTCCTTTTAGTTGCATTTTATTGGTTTTTAATTACAAGCAAATATAAACAAAATTTATTTACCTTGTCCTCTATATAACTTTTTATATTTTTTGCTTGACTTAAGTTGACTAGTTTTAGTTTTAGCATGTATGCCTGGACGGGATACTTTAGTTGTAACTAGTTTTGTTGTTAGTTCTTTTATTTTTGCCATGATTATTTTCTTTTAGATTTTCTTTTAGATTTTATTACTCCTCCTTTTTTATTTTCCTGTAAAGATTTTAGTGTTGAAGGAACTTGACTTCTTGGTATTTTCTTTCTAGATACATTTGTAACTTTTCCAATACTTGTGTTATCTCCGGTTCCCTTTTTTATAACTACAGTAAAAGAAGGCTTACCTTTAGAATATCCTGTTGTATCAATTGAAGTTGTTTTAAATTCATATGGTTCAAATAAACCTCCAGATGTTGTTCTAGTCATTTCTGTTTTAAAAACTCCCATATTAGGTTTGTTTCCACTAACAATAGTGGTTCCATTTTTCTTAACTTTACCTTTCTTTGGCTGTAGCATAATAATTAGTTTATAGTATTAATATATAAAATTATTTAATTATTCTGTGAAAAGTTATATTACTTTTTGCACGTATGTCCTTATGGGTATACTGCCAGAACTCACCTGTTTCATTTATTATCACAGTGTATATAGTATCTGTTTCATGCCCATAGTCAGTAACTAACCAAATAACCCCCGGGCCTTTTGGTGTAATAACTTCTACTCTGTTTGTAGGTTCATAGATCATGGCAGTTCCATTTTAATTTTTTCATCCCGCTCTACTAGTGTCTTATATAACTCTATATCTGTTGACCATTCTGCACCTGTCCAAAACTCAAACCCAGAATAGTTAGATTTATACAAACAACACTGCTCATACCCACCCAACAAATATACATATTCACAGCCTAATATTCTAGCTGTTTCACATTCATACATTTGAGCTACAGTACCCAGTGATAATTTAGGATTAGCATAATCCCATATAAACTGGTATGCCACAAATTGATCATTGAATGTTTTGTACAAACTAATCCCTACCAAATCTCCATCCCAGTATTCTATAACAGAGCAATCTTCAAATGATGATAAACTAATATCCCGCTTAAACCCATGATAGTCACAATACTTCTCATAGAGCTCAGAATACTTTTCTCTTTCAGCAGCTACATTGCCTGCTTGAACTATAACTCTCTTTGATAATTTCTTAGTAGTCTTTGATGGGGAGTACTCATTTAAATTAATCCGGGTACTTCTTTCATTGTACCACTTACCCTCCCAGGGAATCCATCCTTGTTTAAGTGCATCTGTAGAAGATTCATTAGGATCTAGTATACCATAAGCACAATTGACTATAACTTCTAGATCACTTACTTTGCCAAACCCATTAATGTGATCAAAGTAGACTTTCACTTTCTAGAGAAGAAGTTTTTCTTAGGTGTCTCTACCTTGGTAGTTTTAAGTTTCTCAATGATCTTGTTTGCTTCATCTTCAGCAAACTGAATAACCTCTTCTTCTTTATCCTTGATATTCCAGTTGTTTAGTAGAATACTCATGTGCATAGTTTCATGCATAACAGCTGTGGCTTTCTCTGTAGTAGAATACTTCTTGAAAGTTCCTAAGTTCAAAAACAAGAAAGGTTTGTTGGGAGCTTTTGCTGTAAGTTTTGTATCAGCAGGATCATAGTTAGTAAGACCATACATGTAAACTCCATTGCCTTTGGTCTTATCTACTTCTTCAGCCTGAGCATCTGCTCTGTTTAAGCCATGCATCTCCGGGACCTTGTAATAGTCAAAGATCTCAGTAGCATCATTACCAATGAGTAGGATATACTTACCCATGTCAAACTTCTTCATATACTAATATACAAATTATTTCTTAAACTCTGTATTACTATAAGCATCACACTTTTGGGAGGACTTGCACCCAGTCATAAGATACCCTATAGCAACTCCTATACATAAAGCAAATATATATAGGCAAAATAGTTTATACTTTTCCATGTAACAAATATAATAAAATAACAAAGGCCCGGGCTTTCAACTCCAGACCTTTGTGCTATTTATTAACCCTTAAAAATAACATGACAAATATAAAACTAAATTTTAAAATTCCAAACCGGTAGGCAAAATATTTTATAGTAGAGATAGTGTGGACCCCCCTATAGCAACCCCCCCGCCCCACTGGCCAGCCCTGGTACCCCCCCACAAAGCCAGCACACTACCATCACACAACAAAAAATAAAACATTTTCCTTGGGGGAAAATCTTCTATTTTTTCTAGATACAACCCTTGACATAGTATAAATTTATACTATGAAAACATACACACACTATGCAAAAATTACTATTGAAATGTTTGCAAGCACCAAGAATGAGAATAACATTCTTGTAAAAGATATAATTAGTGAGCATATAGTATGCAATAAGCACATTAATTATATCAAGAAACTTGGTCTAGAACTCAATAAACCTTATATGGTTACTATTGCATTCTATACCAATGAAAGAGGATACAAAGAAGCAGATTTTATATATGGTAAAATCTACTCCTATGTACCCGAACAAACCAACCAATCTCAGACTCAGAAGCCAACAGCACAAGCCACAGCACCTTCTAAGCCTAAGCCTAGTTGGTTACGCTAACAGCTTAAGAGATAATGGGGCCCTTCCCATTATCTCTTTTTTCCTTCACACACCTTTTTTTTTACAACCCTTAACTTGACAAAAATATATTTATTAATCCTTTAAAAATTGACTTATGAGCAATGCAAAGAAAACAGAGACAACTGAACAAACAAATTTGGCAAAGAGTACTAAAATTGTTGCTGTGTATGCAGGACGTGGTACCAATAATCAACAAGGGCATAAAAACTTTGGGAAGAAATTCTTTAAATATGACCTTGAAGGACCGGCCTCTGATATAAAAGAATTTCTAGAACATCCATCTAATGTAGAGTATGGCGTGAAATATAACAGAGATAACAAGCCACAGTATTGGTGCAACTGGAAAGATGCTTTTGGAACAATAGGTACTAGATACAAAGTAAACGTGTCTATATATGGGACTTATGTATTAGACAAGGAAGAGTCCTATGATATAGAAGATACTTTGGAAGCATTAGAAAACCGTGGTCTAAGTACTGCGGCAAGAGTATATGCTGAACAAGTCCTAGGTAGTAGACTAGGATTAGGCTTGAATAAAGCAAGTGTAAGCAGACATACTGTAACAGCATCTGATGGAAGCGACGCTAGTTTAGACCAGGAATAGGTCTAGGCATACCCTAATGGAACATACAGTGGTACTAGAAATAGTGCTACTGTATAGTTCCTTTTGTTTTACCTTTATTTTGTACAACCCGCCACTTGGCAAAAATATGTTTTAGTTTCTTATCTTATATATTTATATTATATATTTTAGATACTACAAGATATCTACTAAAACACACCAATAAGCTAGTATTACTTAGGAGATACAGTATAATACTTAAATGATATGTGATATTTATTATTTATGTGTATACATATTGTAAATAAGTGTATGTTATTGTAAGTAACTGATTATTAACCCAATCACTCTACTTAACTATACTTATACTTAGTATTTATATATTATATTATTATATCTATAATAATATTTATATAGCTAACTTATTACTTAATCAGTATTGTCTAACCCTTATATATAAATCTTATCTTATGATTTTTAAAACTATGATTCAGATGTTTCAAGGTAACTTACACCTTGTACAGTATGTTAAGTACTCTAATGGTAAAGTAGTAAAAAGAGTGCTTGATAAACAAGGACTCCCGATTGCTATTTTCAGCTAACCATATTATTCTTAGTACTATGACAACAGCAATTATCTGGGGATTTGTATTCTTATTATCTTATATTAAATATTGGATAATAAAATAATCCCAACTATCCTGAGTAGGATATAAAACTGCTCTTTATATACTCTCATCCAAGCAGGAATATTATTCATAGGATGTATGATTCTGTCACCACCTATACATTGTGGGGTAACTGAATAATATTTGTTACAAGGATTGCAACCTTGTGAGAGTACCAATAATCAGATAGAGAAGAAAGTTCTCACTCAGCAGTATAACTGACTAGTATACACTTATGTCTAGTCAACATAAGAAAAACTGAGAGGTCAGCAGGTGAAAGTCCTGCTTCTGATTAAGAATTATTCACTTAAAAATATAACTATGTACGAATACTGTATAAATAGTGAAATATTATTCTCTACATATGACTTAAGAAGACATATTAGAATAATGAAAGCAAGAATGAACCACCATAAAAGTATTGGTGGTAAAGTAGGTTACTTTAAAAACCAAATCAAAATTGCAGAAAAAAAACTTCTTAAGAAACTTTATTAATCACTTATAAATAAACTTAAAATGAAAATTCATTTAAACTCAAGACAAGGTCTCTTTGAAGTAGAGACATATGGTAGAGATACAATTACATTATCTACCAAACATAATGTGTTTCAAGTACCAGTATCTGATTTTAAATCATTTGCTGGCGGTAATTGGAACTTTAATGTATCCAAAGAAAAAATGGATACATTCTTATCAGTTGTTCAACCTGATAAATATAAAATACAAGTTGAACAAGAGAATCAAATACTAACTCTAGCTGTTAGATTAGGTATGATTCAAGATGCAGTTAAAGCACAACAATCAGTTGTTGTAGAAGAATCAGATGATTATCAAGATATACCATTTGAAACTGATGAACCAACCAAAGATGAATATGAAAAATGGTGGAGAGATAAATGTGATGAGCTTAATAGTACAAGAAATAAAATGAGAAGTATTGCACGTGAAGTGTATTCTCAGAATCTTGACTTCAGTAATTTTCAGAATACCAAGGGTATTAAGTTTATCATACAGCAGGATCATGTTGATGAAAACTCATACAGACTATGTTGGGATCCATATGGATTTGTATCCAATGGTCACTCAGATATTAGTAGTATTTATCGTGATAATATATGGGGTACAATCAATGGTGGTTGGATTAAAATTATTGGTGATGATGTCATCTTGTATTTTAAATCTGGTGACTATGGTGTGTATGATAATGCTATTGCTACTGAATGTGCAAAGAAAGTATTTCCAGGAAAGACTATACATTCATTTGCAGGTAGACAATGGGATTCTGAATTAGATTCTATGTTTGAATCTTTACCATTTTAACTCTATGTCCTGAGTATGACAATAAAGTGCTCATTTTTTCAACTTAAAAATCAATTTATTATTAACTCTCAAAAACCAAAACAAATGAGAAATTTATCTACTAAGGGTTTAAGCATGTCCCAAGCACAATCAATATCTAACTTGTGTAATCAAAATGCTGTTGAGATTCAACGTGAGTTGGATTCTTACAACAACTGCAGTAAAACTATTACTGTTAATGGTGAAAGCTACTTATTACAAGAAGGAATATCTATTCCTGATAATGTAATTGAGAAGCTTAAAATCAAGGGTGATTTACATGCTTGTCAAGCTTTCCTTATGGAAGCTATCAAGGGTAAAGAAGCTTACATGGATGATTTAAGGAGAGCTACTCCTGATTTATCTAACTTAGTTAAACCTGAAAGGGTTTATGCTCCTGACTTTGATGAGTTACCAGGTGTAACAGAATCATGGGGTTGGACACAACTAAGTGATAGTGAGTATTCTGAGTACTTACAAGCTGAAGCAATGGCTTCTCACTTGGGTCAATTTATCCATAGAAATGGTAAGTTATCTGAGTTGAGAAAGCAACTACCTCATATTGCTAGTATTGAGTGGTTTGAAGTGGAAGAAGGTAAAAAGACTCCGGTCAAAGTTACCAAGCATCACATGTCAAGCCCATTAATGGTACTACATGAGGAGATTGCTGAACAACATAGAAAGTATGAGCAACGTGTTAATTACTTCAAAGCTAAGGTTAAGAACTTAACTAGTGATGAGAATGCACGTATTCAGAAATTGAATGCAGATAAAGCTGCTGAATTCTTAATCATTGAGCAAAAACTCAATGAAGAGTATCAGTTAGCTATGGATGCATATCATGGTGAAGTGCTTAGACTTACTATGGAGTTTAATAGTCAACGAGAGTTGGATATTAAAGCTGCTGCAGCATTGAGAATCAATGTTGATCCTAGATTTCAAGATGTAATAAACTTGTTTGTTGCTCCTGAGAAATAGGAACTTACATACTAGGTGAGCAAGAGATAGGCACAAGCTGATTCTCTTGCTCTTTATGTTAAGTGACAAGAATTTTTTTATTTGTGATTGATTATCACACAATAATTAATAAAATTAATACAACTAATTTTACCGCTTCTCTTCAAACTTTATAAAAACTGAGATAGAACTCCCACATTAGACAGGTTATGCATAATATATGCAATTGGCTAACATTGAGACTTAGTATTTGTATTTGCCTTTGTGTGAAGAGAAGGTCTTTGAATTTGTTTTTGTATTTGATTTTAGCTATATATTCTTGTCACTTGATGACTATTTACTTATCTGATTACAATTTAAAATTACACTTATGAATAAATCAATCCCCTTTGGTTACCACTATATAGGTAGCCACACAATCATTAAACTTAACATGAATCTCACACCTGCAGATGCAGATGAAATTAGAAATCTATTTGGTTTTTCTGTTTCACATGTAGGAAGATATGGCTCTATGCTATGTAGAATAGAAGCAGTAGTTCCTTGGAATGGTATGGGAAATGAAAACTTTAGAAACTGGTTTAATAAACTTGAGATTTATAAGATCAATGCTAAGATGGAAAAACTAGCAAACAAAAAAGTAGAAGCATTAGACAGAGCACTTAATGCTGAGAATTTATTAATTAATTTGAATGATTTACCCTTTTAATAAAATAATTATGAAAACAATTGGAATAGTACTAGCATGGTTTGTATTTATTGGAGTTCTAGCATCTTTTGTTAGCTGCAGTAGTACAGTACACTGTGATGCTTATGGTCAAACAGAACAAGTACAAAATAAAACTGTAAGCAAATGATTTATAGAAAGTTAACAAAACTAAAAAAGCAAAAGAGGGATATAGAGTCCCTCATTAATGCTGCATATCAGTCTAAGGCTGACCCTGAAGTGGTTATACTTAGAGTAGGTGACTTACAATGGGACCTTAGTATAGTAGAAAAAGAAATAGAGGAAGAAAAAATGATGCTTCCTTTTAAATTAACTCTTGCTGCATTTGTAGTAGGTAGTATAGGTTTATTAATTTATGGATTAACACTTTAATTATGGCGAATTTAATTTTTGTATGGTATCTTCTTACAGGAACTGTACAGTATCAACAGACAATGGATGGACACAAGCAATATGCTTTGTTCTTTGAAGATGGAAAGGTTATAGACTATGCATATAAGGGTGAAATCTTAGAATACATAGAGACCGGAACATTTGAGTATAATGAAGATTTAGAACTTAGTAAATAATCTTTTTGGTCCTGTAGCTCAGCTGGATAGAGCAATTGCCTTCTAAGCAATAGGTCCTTGGTTCGAATCCAAGCAGGATCACTAACTTTTAAATATATTATATGAGAAATACAGACTATAAACTTATAACATCTGTCATGGGATTTAATTTAAAGGTCACAGTTAAAGATGAGAATAACCAAATGGTTAAAACAGGTATTAAACACACTATTCAACGTGCAGAAGGTAGTATATCTGCATTTAAAAATAGAATAGGTGATAAGAAATGGTTTACTCACTTTAATGATGGTCTTTACAACAAAATTCTAGACTACAGAAAAAACAATGATTAAGATTTTTAAGATAGTGTATTCTGTGAATATACTTTTCCAATCCAAATAGCAAGGGGTAGCAATACCCCTTGTTTATTGTTAGCTATATATTACAGTATTTTATTTTGTACAAGCAATTCTACTTGATTTTATCACGTATTTTTACTACAGAATAAATAATGTTATATCAATTACCTAACGGAAAAGTTGTTCACCTGAGCATTGAAGAATACTTAAGTCTTACAGATTTAGATATACAGTTCTTAATGTCTATAGATTATGGTGAACATATCTTAGACCCTTTTACCGGTTCTGCTGTTGAGAAAAACACCAGAGAAAAATATATTGATACAGACTTTCTTCCACTAGAAGATTATGACCTTAATGATATACCATCAGATGATTTACCATTTGATGATATCATTGACTTAGAGGATCCACTGGATAACTAGTATTGCTAATCGCGATATGCAATACTAAACACTTATCACTTAGCTTGAGTAACTAATGGTATAGTAAAATCTACACTCAAAAATCTATTTATTAATTTTTTAAAAACAAAAAAGATGAACTCTAAAGTAATCGTAACAGCTGACCCTACAACTAATGCAGTAATTAATGTATCACAAAATAAACCTGAATGGGGTTATATCCGTGTACAACAAGTAAGAACAATGATTGATGATAATGGTTTCTTGAAAAGAAAAACAGTATCTGCAATTGTTCCTTCTTTACTAGTAGATTTACAAGCATCAGGTTTCTTTGCTGGTCAGCAATTAGATGGTAAAATTGTGATTGAAGAATCACTTGAGCCATTCAATGATAAAACACCAGAGCGTGATTTAAAAATTGCTGGTGAAACAGGTATTGTATGTACATTAGCAGGACAACCAATCTATAGAAGAACTAAATTTTCTTTTGATGGTAATATTTCTGATACTTTAATCAAACATGATAATGTTGAAGAGTTGCGTGCTGCTTATGCTATTAGTTCTAAACCAAATACTGAAGCATTGAAGAATGCTGCAAGCCAGGATTTTAATCTATAAGATATAAGGTTGATGGAAGTAGATGGGGCTGGGAAACTGGCCCCATTTATTATGATTTATAATATGAAAATGTATAAAAAAATGGAAAAGTTAAAACAGGAAATTAGAAATTATCAGTTAAATGCAGGTAAAACTTACATGCAATATGAATCAGATGGATACTCTCAGTATCAGAACTATTTGTATAAAAGAGCATTGTATGGTTTAAATGCATTGACACAAGAAGAGCTTGCTTCTATGTGTAGCAAGAAGAAACAAAGAATACTCAATGTTTATAAGCGTGCACAGAAAGTACTTAATGTATTTAAGCAACAAGTAACAAATCAGTATAGTAACTATATCTTCAAAACTCTGTTCCCAAAGAGTCCATGGACTGATGATATGCTTGCATATTCAGAGGTAGATGAGAAGTTTACTAACACTCTAACTTTTAAAGATTTAAATATCTCTAAACAGGATATTATTGGTATCTTTATTACTGAAGGAATCCTTCCTAAAAACTTTTTAAGTTTAAAAGAAGCACCAGTAACATTACCAAGATTAAAGCATGAAGTTAAAAGTATGTGATGCCTGTCAAAAAGAGACAGTAATATGGAAGAACCATGGGGGATTTAAATACTGTAAATATTGTTGGAGTTGCCAAAAAGCCATTGATAGTGACAGTGTACAGAAACCAACTGACTATAAAATTCCCCAGGTTTCTTCTAAGCGGAAGAAGAAAGACCAAGAGTATTTAAAACTAAGAAACAGATTTCTTACTGATTTCAGTCTATGTCAGATTGCAGTAAAAGGTTGTTCTGTTAATGCTACAGATGTACATCATACATATGCTGGTGCTAACAGAGATGCTTTTTACTTAGTACAATCTACATGGCTTGCAGTCTGTAGGAATTGCCATGATTGGGTGCACAGTCACCCAAAAGAGTCTAGAGCTCTTGGATATTTAAAATGATTTATTATGGGATCAAAATCAAACATGATTATTGTACAAACAATATTAGAGTATAATATAGAAAGAAGACGTGAGTTTAATATACTTAAAGAACAATTAAAAACATGTTGTTGCTTTCCAACTAGAAGAAAAATAAAATTTAGGATGGAGGAGCTTAATAAGATTTTAAGTAGAGATTATATGCTTCCTAAGTATGACTTAGTTCAAACATTAGGTATTAAGTATAAAGAACTTAAAAAGTATCCAGAGTTAATTGAAATTACAAGAAAGAAAAAAGAACTTCAAAGACTAATAGCATGAGTAAACCAAACAAAAAACAAATTAAAAGTATTGCTGATAAGTCTGAAACTGTTGGTAATGAATTGTATGATGAGTTTCAAAAAAGTAAAAAACTTGAAACTGCAAAAGTAGCTATAGCAGCATTTAGAAATACTCTTTATGCTAATAGTTTACTAATAAAAAATGAAAAGATATAGTATTTATTAATGATTTAAAATTTATGATTATGCACATGATTGGAAAAGAACTTAAAGTAAACTTAGCAGCAGATTATTCAAAATTTGCAGTATTACCCATGAACAGAGGTATTGATAGCAAACATGTACAAAAGATGATTGCTAGTATCCGTAAAATGGGTGTGCTAAGATGTGTTATTACAACAACTACTGATATAATAGAGGGTGAAAAGAAAAGATATATCATTGATGGTCAGCATCTTGCTACAGCATTAGAAAGAGAAGGAAAACCAATTCCTTATATTGATATTACTGTAGAATCAGAACAAGATTTAGTTGAAAAAATGGCTTATCTTAATAACTCATCTAAGTCTTGGGATTTAATGAATTACATTAATGCATGGAAAATGATTCAGCCAGACTACATGAAGTTATTTAAGTGGAAAAACATGTATGACATAGAAATTACTATGTTAGCTGCAATTGGTATTAATAATGCTGGTTTTAAGAGCAGTTCACAAAGCATTAAAACAGGTGAGTTTAGAATTACTAATCCAAATGCAGAAGATATGTGTAAAGCATTTAATGATATTTTCTTAAAGATTGGTATGGCTGAGCGATCAGTAAAGTTTCAGTTTCTTACAGCATTTTTACAAGCTTATGGCAGTTACAACCATGCGAAGGTAATTACTAATCTTGACAAACACCTTAAGACAGTTAAGCTTATGATGAATGGAGATGAGACTGCTACTTATATCAGACGTAAAATATTTAATTTACCAAAATAATGGAAAGACAGGAAATACAAGATGAAGCTTTAAAGGCTAGTGAGGGTAAACAAAGATGCACAATTGTACTTGGTACTGGTGTAGGTAAAACTCTTGTTGGTTTAAAGCATATGGAAAAACATTATTCTCCATTACAAAGTATTCTGATTGTTGCTCCCAAACTGTCTATCATTAGCTCATGGAGATATGAAGCTGAGAAATTTGGATTAAGCAAAGTATTGGAAAATGCTAAGTTTACTACTTATCTCAGCTTAAATAAACATAATCCTGGTGAATATGATGCAGTTTACTTTGATGAAGTTCACAGTTTATTAGATAGTCACAGATCTTTTCTTAATAATTATGCAGGTAGAGTACTGGGTTTAACCGGTACTCCACCTAAGCATAAAACATCTGAGAAAGGTAGATTAGTATCTGAATATTGTCCAGTTGTCTATACTTTTAAGGCAGATGATGCAATAGAATCAGGTATTATTAATGATTATCAAATAATTGTGCATGAGATTAATCTTGATACTGCCAAGAACTATAAAGTATCAACACAGAAAGGAAGTTTTCTTACATCTGAGTTGCAGAACTATGGTTATTGGGGTACAAGGATTGATACAGCATCAGGGCAACCTCATATACTTAGAGTAATGAGAATGAAAGCTATGATGGAGTATCCAAGTAAAGAAAGATATGCAAAAGCTTTGTTAAACAGTATAACAAGCAAGTGTATTGTATTTGCTAATACTCAGGAACAAGCTGATAGAATGTGTACACATAGCTATCATAGTAACAATGAAGATTCTGAAGAGAATCTGCTTGATTTTAAAAAAGGTAGGATAGATAAACTTTCATGTGTATTGCAATTAAATGAAGGTGTAAACATACCAGGTTTAAAACAAGGTATTATTATGCATGCATATGGTAATGAGCGTAAGGCTAGTCAGAGAATAGGAAGACTTTTGCGTTTAAATCCAGATGACAAAGCTATTGTGCATATACTATGCTATGTAAACACAGTTGATGAGAAATGGGTCAAGGATGCTTTAGAAGACTTTAATCAAAGTAAAATAGTGTGGAGAAGCTATAACTTACAAACTACATAATTCTTATATTTAATATATGGAAGATGTTAAGACACATAAAATTATTTTGCATAATGACAAGAAGAACACATTTACATATGTAATGGCTTGTCTGATAAGATTTTGTGAGCACCATCCAACGCAGGCAGAGCAGTGTGCTTTGCTTGCACATGAGATGGGAAGATGCACCATAAAATCTGGAGATTACTTAGAAATGCTTGAGATTTCAGAATCTTTGCGTAATTTAGAGCTCAAAACATCAGTAGAAGAGTATGAGAGCAATATGCATTGATGCTTCAAATAGACCAAGCAAAGTGCCTGATAATGAATGGGTTAAAGAAGGTGAAGTTTATACTATTACCAGAGTTGTTAGAATGGGGTTACAGGAAAACAAATTTGGTGTTCTGTTAAAGGAAGTTAAGCTATCAGCTGAATCTTTTCCTTATGAGCTATATGACGCAGAAAGATTTTTACCAATTGATTTATTATCACAGGCATTTGAAGAAACTAAAGAAACAGTTAAAGAAGCTGACTTAGAACTAATTTAAATTTTATGGAAGAGAGGTATATAGTACCACTATATAGTGCTTTTATGCTCTATATTTTGGTAGCACAGTTTTTTGCTTTATATTTTTGGTATTTGTATGGACAGAACCATGGATTCTTAGCATCAGTATTTATTGGACCTATTGTAGCTGAATTTAAAGGGTTATTATTTCCATTTTTTATATAACTATGAAAGATGATGTATTGGCACTTTATAAAGTTGCAAACAAGGATGTTGTAGATATCATTGAGAAGTTTAATCTTACAACCAAAACCAGAAAACGAGGTATAGTCTACAAAAGATACTACTTGTACCATGTACTAACATCAAGAAGATTTCTTACTTGTAGCATGACCGGTAAGTTTTTTGGAAAAGACCATTCAACTGTTATTCACGGACTTAAACTACATGATTATTGGTGGAAAGTAAAAGATATGAACTATCTAACTGAAATTAATCCAATACATGAGTTATTAAAAAATGAAAAACTAAATGATGGTAAATTTGGGTTTGAGATTCAACATCTTGGTGAGGAAGAGACAAAAGTTATTATAACAGGTAACTTTGATTGGAGAACATTAGAAAAAATGCCAAGTAGAATGACAAAGGAAGAATTAACTAAAATTTTTAAAGAACATGGGAAGAATGAAAGAGGCATATATTCAGTTAATGAATGATAATGACGGTATACCAGAAGATATGACTCTTGCAGACCTAATAAAGATGAAAGAGTTAAACATCTATAATTGGAAAGAGTATGAAAGAGCGCAAGAAAGAACCAGATTACAATCTAATAAACAAACAGATCTGGGAGAGACTGCAAAAGATTCTGAAGGAGAGTCCATCAGAAGAGAAGAAAACAATTAAAAAACCAAAAAAATGAAAAGATTACTTTTGTTATTCTTTGTAATAACAGTAGGATTAGTTTCCTGTGGAAAAAAGGAATATTCAATTACTTATAAAGTAACTACTGAATACCCAGTAGATTCATTACAGATTCAAACATTAACACTAAATAATCAAAGCATTGTAATGGTTAATTCAGGTATCTGGACAAAAACTATTTCTAATGCAGATATCAGTGCAGGTTCACACTATTCTGTACAGGTGGTTTATATGGGTCAAGAAAATCCAGGTAAAATAAATGTTAGTATATATCAAAATGATAATTTAATTGCTGAGGGAAGTCAAGAAGCATATTTGATTACTCCAGTTACTTATTATTCTGAACCAAGTTGTTTTTACCTATTTTAATTAATTAAAAAATCAAAAAAATGAAAAAATTATTTTTATTACTATTAACAGTAATTGCTACTAATGTATTTGCTCAAAATAAAATTGAGAATGGATATTTTAAAACTGAATTTACTACGGGTATTGGAGAAAAAGTACCAATGAGTTTTAGTTTAGATTCTATAACAATTGATCAAATTACAAAAACACCATCTTATATCTATTGGGATAGTATAACTTTTGCCAATCCTGATAATGCAGGATATGTTGAAAAGCACAAGGATAAGACTCACATGGAAATGTTTTTAATGAGTAATGCTGGTATGGGTTCTATTCAAATAAAATATGCTTTGAAGATTCCTAACAGTTATACCCCATTACAAAGCACTAATAATAGGATATATGTGACAGAGGATAAATCTGTTGTTATTAGATATGACATAAAAGGTCAAAATTCTTATGGTAACATGATTTTTAATACTGCTGCTTATCATGTGTCATTTGTGAATGGAAAAAGTGTTACACAGCCTTATATTTTTTAGTGAAACATTTTATTAAATATCTATTGGTATGGATAAGCCAAAACTTGTCCATACCATTTTGGATGGTAGGGCATATACATCTCTCAGTGAATGTATATGCTGACCTCCATGAGATATTAATGTCATTTGGTATGAACCTCATAGTAGCTATAGGATTTACTATAGATTACTTAGAACAAAGAAAACAAAAATGAAAGTATTACTAATATTTGCCGTGTTGTTCAGCTTTGTAGATCCTAATCCTTTAGTTACTAAGGGAAGAGTAAGCTACTATGGACAACATTGGACAGGAAGATTAACTGCTTCCGGAGAAAGATTTCATGCAGA